CGCCAAGGTACTGGTCGTGTTGGCGTAGACGATGTCGCCCACGGCATACGAGGAAAAGCCCGTACCGCCGTTTGCTGCGATGAGCGTACCAGCAAGGGTGATGGCTCCTGTCGTCGCGGTAGCCGGTGTGAGGCCCGTTGTGCCTGCGCCGAAGGTCGTTATACCGCCTACAGGTGTTCCCCACGTTCCGTCACCGCGCCAGAACGTGGTCGCAGATGCAGATGTGCCGCTGTTGAGGTTCGTTACAGGCAGATTGCCGGTGATGTTGGTCGCGGGAACAGCCGTCTGTGCAAGTGTCGTTATTTGAGCGCCAGTCGCCTTGACGCTCGCGCCGCCCTGGGTGACCTCAAAGAGATCAGCAGACGTTAGAGCGGCGGCAGCGGTCAGGTCGGAGATGCGAACGTAGGCCATTAGAAACTCCGCCGACGCGCCTGTAGAGCCACCGTGGGACGCATTGACCGTTCACTCTCGGCCATCATGTCGTCTATGGTCGATTGCCAGACACCCGCCCAAGTCGCCAGACGATCATCGTCCTTGAGGTAGGGCTGCGCTTCCAGGAGGCACCCATACAGGTACAGGTCGGGAGAGCGCACCAGAAGCCAGTTGGACGTATTGCTGTCCGATAGCGCCGGGATTTGAGCGTAGTAGGTCATCTTGAGGTTTTGATCTTCCGTAGGCGCGGGAAGCAACTCAAAGGCACCGTCAATGACCGAGTAGTACCGGACCTGTCCACTCAGACGAGAGGACTTATACGCCTTCGCTTCTTCGGCGTTGATAAACGTAAGGCGGGGCCGGTCCACCGTGGAACTGGTTACATCCAGTTCTAGACTGTAGTGTTCCAGAAAGTCGCTCGGCAACGCGACAAACTCATTGGAGGAGGTCGCGGTTGCCCGCGTCAACATATCCCGCACACGCAGCTTCCGCTGGAACTTGGCTTCCGCCAGGGTCACAAAGGTAATTATTTGACTAGTAACGTCGTCACGATTCAAATAATCGGCTACTGTGCTTTTTAGGGTAGAATAACTAGTGATTGACATTTAGGTGCCCCCAAGATTTGCCATTTTTGATGTAGCCTATCTGGGTCGCGCTCACACCGTAACGTCTCGCCAAGATCATCGTGCGATCTGATGATTTTAGAATTTCCATCGCTTGGTCACGCGTGATCTTTGCGCGAGGATTAGTCTCTCCTGGACGGGAAATGCCGCCAGTCTTGCCACGCTCTTTAGCGTCTCGACCGTTATCCTTGCGAGTTCCCCAATACAGATGGGAAGGATTGATGCACAATTTCACATCGCATTTGTGGAGCGCCTGATGTTCCTTGGATGGGGCCGGTCCGTAAGAAAGCTCACAAGCCAATCTGTTCGTAGTCGAGTATCGGCGGGTGCCGTCTTTCATACTTCCGAAAGTGTCAACGCCATAACCGTTGTTCGACAAAGTACCCATCCAGAGCCAGCAACCACTATTAGGCTCGGGAATGTACTTCGACCAGAAACGCTCGGAGTCCGTCATGGTTTTATTCATTAGACCCCCGCCGCAGCCACTTTCTCAGCCTCGACCTTGTGGGCAATCTCGGTCATCCGGTCGATTTCCTCGTCGTCCTCGACATGCTCATGCCGGAACTCAAGGGAGCCGATGTGACTGATTTGCTTGGATAGATCGTGGTCGATGAACGTCTCGTAACCCAACTTCTCTGCCCGCATGCAGAACAGAATGTCCTCGCCCAGGAACTTGTGGTTCACGGTCGAGTAGCCGATGTGGAACCAGGGGCGCGGCATCTTCTCAAAGACCTTCATGCTCGTAAGCATCAGGCCCATGCCCGTCCCGTTCACCTTCTCAAGACCCTTGCTGTCCGTCTTCGTGCGGATGCGGACCCACTTGTCGTCAGTGATGTTGAAGGAGATCGGAACCGGAGGAAGTTCGCGGGTGACGTAGTTTGCCGCCACGATATCCTTCTTGTGGTTCAGGAGACGGATCAGCGCATCCTTGGGGAAGCGCATGTCGTTGTCCATCCACAGGATGTAATCGCACTTCGACTTCTGTGCCTCCAGGGCGAGGTCAACGCGCTGATCGACAATCAGGGTGCCTAGCGAGGTGTTGGAGACAATGCGGATATCGGGGCGAACAGCCACGGTGTACCCAATCAGGGTAGCCATGTCGAAGGCCCAGCGAGAGTGGCACATTTCGCGGGCAGGAGAGGAGATAGCGACGGTAATAGCCAAGGGGATACCTTAAATACGACCCGGACGGGTGCGGAACTTGGAATGGTCGCCGTCGTTCAACCAACGTGTCATGTATTCTTGGTCGTGAAGCTTTCCGCTCCTCAACAATTCTGCGTAGACCGACATTGGGATCGACCCAACGTGCGACCACTCACCCCAACGAGTCGGGGCTGCATTGAATGCCTCCTTGTTGGCATCCAGGATGCTGCTGACATCCTGATCCACCGTGATCGTCGCCTTGTCCGTCTCACTGTCGTAGTGGAACGTATGGCTGATGCCGGTAGCAGGATCGAAGTCGAGTGCTTTCTTCCAGGACATTAGAAGTTGGGGGAGGATTTCTCCTCCCCCTCCTCTAGTTGGATCAGGTGATCGTACAATCCCGAACCACGCCCATCGACTTCTGCGCCCGTACCTTCAGGGCGTACTCAGCAATCAACATGCGCTTCTCGGCGTCGCCAGTCTTCGCCATCACAACAGTCTGGAACGGACGGAGGTACGAAACCGCCGCATAGTCCGGATTGACGAGATAGACGTTCTTCTCCAACTGGAACCTGTTGGGGACGATGTTCACCTTGCCGAAATCCGACACATAAATGTCGGCGGCACCCACGATGCTGGCCTGCTTACCGGGCATCACATCAGTGTAGAGGGTCGAGATACCAGCGAAGCCGCTGATGATCTGCTTGTTGACGGGACCAGCCATCACGAACGACTTGTTGATGTCGCCGCCCTGCGTCCAGACGTTCTGGATCATCGTCTTGAGGCGCGCCACCGTGAAGGTGACGGTCGTGCCAGCCACAACAGCCGTGGCGGGATAGCCATCGCTGCTGGACGACATGGCGGGCTGCGTTGCAGCCGTACCACCGCCCAACGTCGAGTTGGTGATGAGCCAGCAGCCCAGGGCTGCCGTCTTGCGGGCAACGGTCGAGTTGCCAACCACAGCGGCCTGATCGCAACAGAGGATGGCCTCCATGTCGCGCTTTAGTTCCGACGCGGCCTTCGCAAGCTGGTAGGCCAGTTCGGACTTCTTGCCCGCCATATCGACCGCCTCGGTCGTGCCGGAAGTGGAAACAATCTTGCGGCTGATCTGCGTGTAGTTGCCGACACGGTTGGTGGCGGTACGCGAGTCAGTCGTCGAGACGATATCATCGCCTTCAAGCTGCGCGTTTGCCGTGGTCGAAGCCGCCAAGGCGTCAACCTGCCATTCGGTGTACGTCGACTTGGCCGACTCGCGACCAATGTTCGACATAAACGGAACATCTACGGGACTGATGTTATAAATTACGCTGGCGAGGTCTTCTTTGATGCTGTTCGCCACATCGTAGCGAAGCAGGGTATTGCTGACGATAGCCATTTTCTTTTTGCTTTCTTAGATGAAGTTTTCAAAGACGGCTGCCGCGTCCTTAACGGAGCCGGTTTTCGCGAGACGTTGCTTCGCCCTTGTGCTGCTGGATACTGTCCGCGTGGACGAGTCGGAACCGGCTTGAAGCGGCTTCGGGGTCTGCTTCTGAACCGGGGTCAATTTCTTCGACACCAGTTCATCGTAGAGGCGTGCCTTGTTCAAAAGCACAACCGCCCTGTGGTCGTAGGCCTGTCCCAATTCCTCATCAGAGAAGCCAACGCTCCGTCCGTACTCAAGGATTTTGGGCTTGTCCTGCTCCCACCGCTTCGTATCCTTCCATGCCGGGACCGCCTCAAGCAGCTTCTCTCGGCCGCTCTTGACAATATCCTGGATGGACCTTTCCTGTTCCTGCTGTTGGAGTGCCTGCACTCGCTGGGCTTCAAACTGAGCGGCTTGAAGTTTCTCCCGGCTGTCGCGCCAGACTTTTTCCCTGCGGAAGTACTCAATCGGATCGGTATCAAGTAGCGTCTGATCCGGCTCCTGCGTGGCAACATGTTCAAGTTGCTGCGACAAGGCCGTCAACAGTTGCGCGTACTGCGCCCTCTCCTGTTGCACTGACGCCGCTTCCGACTTCAGAGCCTTACGCTCCTCGGCCAGGGCCTGCGTCTTTCGGGTATAATCTTCCTGCCTCTGGTAGCCCTTCGCTGCCTCTTCCAGCGGAATCTCTCGCGTCTTGCCGTCAACAGTGACGGTTACGGTCTGAGGTTGCGCGGCGGCCTGCTCGGTTTCACCATCCTCGGAAGCGGCCTCGTCTTCGGGGGTAGCCTCATCCGATTCCTCGGACTCGACCGTCTCTTCAGCCCCCTCGGGCTTGGCCTCAACAGTCTCGGATTCCTCCGAAACTTCAGCCTTCGCCTTCTGCTCGGGGGTATTGGTTCCTGCCTCTTCGGCAGCCAACAGGCCCTCCATCGCAGTTGCGGCGGAAGCTAAACTGGAATCATGCTCAATATCTGACATATGTTACCTTATAACATTGCCTTTGACAAGCAAGCGACGACTGTTAAAAGCGCGCACGGCTTGGTCATTGGCGATTGATTCAATTTCATTTTTGAGGGCCTCTACCGCGCGGACCATGCGAAATAGGTGTTCCCTGGTATCAACGTCAGTGACGCGGGAGTTTTCCCACGCCTCCATGTACTTGGCCCGCAGGGTTTCCGTCAGGCGGCCAAAGTCGGCTGTACGGGCGAAGTCCCCGACGCGCTGAACAAACTCCCTGTATTCCTCATCCATTCGCAGCACCCAGCGTCTTTTCATGGAGGCGAGCCACGGTATCCGTCACCGACTTGTGCATCTGCATTTCGTGGGCGGATGCCTCCTTGAGATGGGCGATGTCGATCTGGGTGCCGTACTTGGCCTCCATCTCCGCGAGTTTCAGCATCGTGTCCTGCTGTAGTTCCTCACGCTTGCGCTGCTCCTCGGCCATGAACTTCTGTTTGTCGAACTCAAGCTGCGCCATCGCCAGTTGCGCTTCCGCCTGGACCTTGGCCGCCTGCACCT